GTTCTTTTTCTATTTTATCAAAACTACTTCTAATAACAGCAAATTTGCCGGCCGGGATTTTGGGGATACTTGCCATTATCGCCGCTCCGTGACTGTGATAAATTTTTCAAAACTTCGCTCTTGGAGGTTTTCAATTGTAAGAATTTCAAAGATTCGACCGCCAACAACCGTTTCAATCCGGTCTGTCTCATTAATGGAAATTCTACCTCGCATTCTAATGTGGTGAGTCGCATCAACGTTTACCCCTTCATTTTCTTTTATTTGTTTTGCCATTATTGGCGATATAGATACAAATACTACCGGCGGCACATTTGCCCAAATTTCCGTGAATCCGCCCTCTCCGTCTTTTGTCCGAGCTTTACTTTGTATATTTACCGGATGTCTAGTCTCGGTCGTTAACGTTTTTTTACCCCTGCGGTTCAACGGTTGCCACCCTTTTTTCTCTTAATACATCTCTGACTGAAATCATAGGATCTTCTTCCTCACCGCCTCGAGTCTCATTTTTGATACTTACATAAAGCGTTATGGCATCCTTTATAAATTGGGGTACATCTGAACTCGCGGCGCCAAATCCAGAAACATATCGAACTTTAACCGCATCAATTGTTTGTAATGTTATTGCAGGCCAAGTCTTACCAAATTTTAACGCAACACGGCCAGGCTCGCGGGATGTATCAACACTATAGATTGTATTATCGACCGTCGTTTGTACGTCCGCCGAATCCGTCAATTTAATTGATGTAACTGAAATAAGCGGGGCCCTTAAAAGATAAAACCAGGACCCGGGTAATCTATCAAAACTCATTTCAAGCGTTTGAGTTATAAAAGCCCGCCGCATATAAATTTCGGTTTTTTCTCTGCCTTCTTTTATCCATCTATTTAAAAGATCATCCTCAAGGGTAAAATCATGGTGCATATGCTCCTTTACTTCGGCCAAAGTCACAGGTTCCGCTGCGGGCGGGGTAATAACTCGTAATGAATAATTCATTTCAATACTTTTTTCTTAACATTTTGTTTAGTTTCCATAGGTCTTTTTATAAATCCGAATATTAGATATCGATTTGCCTCAAGTGCTGTCAATTTTATTTTATCCCGGGATTTTTTCCATTGACCATCGATATGTCTAAATTTCTTTGCTACAATATATTGTTCTTTTCCTTTATGAATTATCGGCCGATTTGGATTTATCATTTTTATGTTCTCCCTTTTTAAAATGTTCTTTTTTCCAATTATTTTTACCATTCTTATCAAATGGTTTGTTAGGTTTATAATGCGGCATGTTAAAATGTTTTTTTAAATCTTGTGATCCATATCTATGTACAACAATGCAATCCTTAGTAATACCAAACGAAAATAATTTGTCCTTTTCCTGGGTTATTGTTTTTATATTTAAATTTGATTTTTTAACCGCGCAAGCAAGTGCTGGCATGTCTCGGCCGCATCCATTTCCAATCCATAGAGAATTCCATTCACTGAATAATTCAGCAACGCGAGGATTTTTTTTAAAACACATAAAGCCACCTATATATATACTTAATGGAGGCTCAACGCCGGCCCTTTGGGCAGCCTCTATATACAGATTATAATATTTATCATCCGCATTCCATTCCTTCAAACTTTGCAATACCATATCTTTTTTATCAAGTAAATCAAAAACCTGTTCAATCCCTTCTTTTTGTATGACTGAATCAACATCGATGTATAATGTTTCATCGTATGGCGTGTAATGGATAAGGCTAGTTTTTACTAATCTATTTTTATCCGTTTTTAATCCGCTTGTTAGAACGTTAACGCCAATAGATTTCCAATCATATGCATCTTTATCGAGATTGGTTATTATTGAAATAGGTAAATCTGTGAACTTTTTAGAATACGCAATAGTCGAAAATGCAAGGTTAGCATAATCCTCTCCAAATACTATATATATAATTCCTCTATTCATTTTTTTAAATCCTTTGAATATCCGTCATGGACAATTAGATGCCTTGATTTAAGTTCCCTTTCTATTTCTGTATGTTCGTACACTGGTAATTGAATTTTTTGCCAATGCCACTGTATATAAATCTCACTAATTAAATTGATTGTTCCGTCTAAAAACATTTTGGGTAAGATTTTATATTCCGCACCTTCAATATTCATTTTTAAAACAATATAATCTCGATGATCAAAACGATCCTTTAACCATTGACTAAAATCAATTGTCTGGACGTTTACCGGACGTTCTTTATCCAGGTTCCCCGTTAATTTTTTTTCGTAACATGATGAACCCTGAGACATTGCCGGATGTGTTTTACTTAAATAAAATGGAATTTCTCCATCTTCTATCCATGCCGCTTTTTTAATTATAAACGCATTGGCAAGCGAATATTTATAATCTGATAAAAGGGGGTTACATTCAAAAAGAATACATTCCCATTCGTTCGGATTTTCCTTTTTCGATAAAAATCGCTGCGCCATTTGTCCATGGTATGCTCCCAAATCGATAAATATTTTAGACAAGTTCCGGTTCCTTTTGTTCTGCTTTCAATTTTTCATATACTGGACTAAATAAATCAGCCCCGAAATGATCTTCGATTTGTTTGATATCAAGCCCAACTTCTTCAAAACCTAGTATATAGTTCCGTATTCGATCATCCATGTCTGTTGGATATGGCACTTTTCTGCCTTGATTATAAAATAGATGCTGCCAAACCATATTCGGATAACACCAAACTTTACGGCCGGCTTTTCTGTATTTTTCTTGTATGTAACCAGTCTCACCACCAAACCCTTTAAAATTTTTATTAAAACCTAACCATGAATCACGCCGGCACGCAAAAAAACCCGCACCCATGGCCCAAATTTCAATGGGATCCTCAGGTACTTTTTTATGAATATCCCCCCATTGACCCCACATGTATTTTCCCCAAATAGGTTTCCAATCATACCAATAACTGTGACAATTGGCTTGTAATAATGGACCTTGTACTAGATCGCCCCTAGGTGGAATTTGATCCAAGGCGCCCGGAGCAAGCAATATATGTGAATCCATGATGAGAACATTATCACCGCGAGCGACATCAAAGATTTTATTTTTTGCAGGGCTTACCCCTCGAACTTTTGTATATCTGTAATATTTAACAACATCACCACCAGCTTGATGGATATAATCCTGTAAGTCATCATCGCCGCAATTGTCCATTACAACAATTTCACAATCAGTTAAATCATGGTGAAGTCTTAGGGATTGAACAGTAAACCAAACCTCAGCCATATTATTGTAACTTGGCATTCCAATAGTCCAACGCATTTGATTTTTTTCCTTAAATATTCTGGTTAATATTACATTAAATATTCTTTGTTAAATATTCTGTTACAAACTCAGGATTCGTATGTTTTTCAGCCCATGCTTTTTGACATGATGCATAAATCTTTCTAAAAAAACTATCATCAAGCATTGTTTCCAAAGTTCTTTCAAAATAATTATAATCTGTCCAAAGAACAGGTGCAGTTTCTAAATGAGGTCTAGTATTAACCCGATCAGCTCCCACAATAACACACGATCCTAAAAGCATACCTTCAAGCCCTGATTGTCCGAGTCCTCCTCTATAGTCTGTATCATTCCACCGTGATTGAGGAATTTCAGGATTATCAGATATAATTTGATCGATAAAAATATGACATTTTGCTTTTTCTTTTATACAATCTTTCCAGGATAAAACATTCAATTCATTATAATTCAATTCGTATCGCTTACTAAGTTTAGTAATAACAGAATTAATTTTATCCGTTCCCTTATATTTTCCTTTTTGATGTGGGCTATGACAAATATTAACAATATTATTATTTTTAGTGTGGATAACTTTAGGCATATATATAGCCTGGTAAATAGGTTTTACTGCGACTTCACAATATTTAATCCAATCCGGCATTGCAAAGACACGAACATTATTATTATCTTTTGCAATTGTATTCCAACTTGTTTTATAAGCAGCACAATTTGAATCACATAAAATTACGGTAACTGAATTATAATTTTTAAAAAATGCTTGATAACAAATAAATGCGATTGTTCCGATTATGATTAAGTTTTTACAAGGAATAGGATGTACCCGATCCCACCAGGACGCGGATACACCCGTCTCATAAAAATCTTTTGTCTCTTTAGATATTAAAAACAAATCGCATTTTAGTGCCTTTGCAAGCATCGGACACATAAAATATTGCATACCTGTAGATAATATTGCAAAATCCGGCATATCAATTGGTATTAAGCCTTTTCTATTGACGCGCCAGTATCAATGGGTACAAAACGGAGTGACCATTTTACGGAACCGGTGTTGCTGGCAGCACAATCAAGTTCAATGTCTCCCGGAGAGAGTATAATACCACGCTCCAATAATGCATCAGTCTCTAACGTCAAGAGACCGTCCTTCATTGCGTCGGAATGATCACCGGTTATACTATACAATGTGCCAACAGCGTCCGCAGTAATGCTCAGTACAGCACAAAGGTCAGTATCCGCACCGGCGGCCGTAGGGTTGAATTTGAGTTTAGTATTATTTGCCTGGGTTTCAATTACTGTCGTCACTTCGCCAATAATGCTTGTTACCATAACTCTTCCACCTGTTATAGTAAAAATTGCTTCATCGGTGGTTTGTGGTAACAATGCGGTTGCCCGCACAACTAATTTACCTAGTACCGCTTTTGTAAATGCTTCTAATTCATCTAATACAGCCATTTTTTTTCACTCCTTTTTAAATTCCTTTTTAAATTCCTTTTTAAATTCAAGAAATGGGGAGGGGGCTATACCCCGCTCCCCACTAGTTTAAATAATAGATTAAGCTATTGCGGATATTTGATCTTTTGAATCGTAATTCGGTTCAGTCAATACAGCAACTATACCACCAAGTACCGGACTATTAACTACTTCAACGGCTTTTAAGCGCACAAATTCGCGTCCGAGATTTGCCAAGGCTGAGGCATCCACATGTATTTCATAAGTCTGATTCGACCCGGCTGTTGTGGTAA